TCCGTGGGATGAAATTTCTAAAAATTTTGCCGGAGTTCATCACAGCGGATACGGATCAGGAAATGATTTTATGTATGGATGGGATGTAGAATCAACAGCATGGTTCGATACCAGCGTTTTACAATTAGTAGGGAAAGTACCTGTAGTTTCTCAAAATAATAACGACGATTAAAAAGTCCCACACTTTACAAAGCAAGGGTAGCGAAGCCTGCTTGACGGCAGTGGGCGCCGTGACGCCTTAGGCACAGATAACTGCGACGGTCCTAAGGAGATTCTTAACTTTCACCAGATGATGCAGACTTTGAATCCTCATCTTCTGGATCAAATTTATTAATCTTTTCTTCAGCATGTACACGTTCACGTTCGATTGTCTTACCGCGTAAGTGTAATACTGTATTAACTTTTTGATTTAAACGGATTAAATCGTTATCTAACATACGAATACGGTCGATTAACGCAATTAAGACTGTATTTGCTTCACTAATGACAGGCTTTACTTCTTTAGTTGCCCATTCCCATACATATTTAATAATGAAACCCATTCCGACTGCCATAACAATCGGAAATCCGTACTTATTGACTAACTCTACTACATCCATAACAGTATCCCTTGCGACATTAATATAATTCCGCTAATTGCAAATATAAAACTACCGTAGAATAGATAAACACTAGCAGATAAAATACTCGTAGATAAAACAACAATTGCTAATTGATATGCTGTACTTGCGTATGCTATCCACGGTGTCTTTTTCTTAGCAAGATCTCGTTCTGCTTCTAACTTCTTTGCTTCTGCAAACAGTTCTTTCTTGCCTTCACCTGTTGCAGGATCACTTTCATAACTTGCTGCCTTGGCCAGAAACTTTTGTACTAGTGCAGTATCTTTCATTTCTGCTGCTGCTAATTCATACATAGTTTGCTTTACGCTTTTTGCTTGGTAAAAATTCCAAAGATCATTAGCCTTAATAGTATTATTCATAATAGTACTGTTAAGTCCATTGTTAATAAATGTGTTTGCCGCTAATAATGCAGCAAAGATATTAATCACAAGTCCTGCTCGTGATTTGATTTTAATATCTGAAGAATCTGATTTTTCTTCGGTTTTACGCATTGCTTTTAACCCAACATCTTCAAGTGCCATTGACTTTTGCTCCCATATTGAATTGTTCAACCGGATCAAGCCTTATGAATTGATAACGTCCATCTTTATAGACTATCTTAAAGTATTCCCCTTCGGACCATCCTGCTTTTTTTAAATCAAAGTCTCTATCTAAAACAAGACGATCGTGATGTACATCCCAGTTATAATCGATATAGTATGTCATTGATTAATCCCTGCGAGCATCGTTTTTACCATCGGCACGCGCAATACGATCAACATCAGGTTTTAACCCCAATGCGTTACTTACTACTGTGTCGATTCTAATAACATCGTGGTTCATGGTTTTGACACGATTATCCAATGCAGTAATAATTCCTGCCATTCCTTTGATTGATCCTAATACACCTTGCAATAAAAGTTTAATAGTAAGGTATACAAAGTATCCGCCTGCTAACGCTGCTGCAACTGGCATTCCAAGATCGCCTATGATTTTAAATACATCGCCCATTGATTCGCTCCCGGTCTTTGTACAGTATTTATCCAAAATCATTTTCAAAAAATTTGACCAAAATCGGACTAGGCAGTATACTATTCATTATAAAGGCATAATTTAGGCACTATCTAGGCAATACAATGTGAACACAAGGTTGGCAGGCCGGATGGCATTCTGCTGGGTAAGATTCTTACAGGTGATCCTATGCCCAAATTCTCTATTTCACAAGAGTTCTTCAATTCACTACCCTGGCCTTTTGACTAGGATGCCTTTGAAATGACTGTCCATGACTGATAACATTTGAATTGTCGTAATAGGTTGAGAACAAGTAATTGTTTCTGCTGATCCAATGCGTTTATAGCAACAATTGACACCGAGGTTGCTTTAAAAATCGTAGTAGGTGGGGTAAGGTACAGAGCCCAAAACGCGGATCCACAAAATACCTACTGTCAAAGCGAAAGCGACTCAGATGAGAATCTTTTAAGACATCCGTAACAGGGTGTCTTATGGCTCTACGATCTAGATGAGTATTACAATCATTGATCTAAGAAAAGAAGATAATGCGTCAGCATTATCTTAGATCACGTTAGTGATCTTTTAAATACCACATGGATATATCAATTTTATTTGCAATTTTCACATACCTAGCATTAATTGCTATAGCAGGATTTATTATAGGGATGATTCTGTTAGAACTTTAATAAATAAAAATCTTCAAGGAATTATAATGGAATGGTTTATTCTGATTACATACATTAACACTACAAATGTTTCTACAATTCAATTTCAAAATGAAGAACAATGTACGACTTACATTGAAGAAAACATGACTATCATTCAAAGTCTAACTACGGATTTAAAAGAAGCAAAGTGCTATCCTGGTACCGCTCCTGCAAATACATCCAATTCGATTTGGCCGTTGTTAAAATGATGTTAGTATAACTATTTTAAATTTAAAAATAATAAGAGGTAAATATGAATAAGTTTTTAATCGTAGCAGTTGCTACACTTTTCACTGTTGGCTGCGCATCAAAGAGCGACCTTAAGGCAGTACAAAATCAAGTAGATGCACTTCAAGTTAATTTGAAGGATGTACGTGATACCGTTAATGAAGCACAGGCTGCTGCTAATAAGGCGGTTGATTCTGCTAATAAGGCAAATATCGCTCTTGAAAACATCGGTGATAAGTTAGATCGTGCATTCCGTAAGGGAGCATTGAAGTAAAATGATAAAGTGGCTTAAACGGCTATTTTGTAAAGAATATGTTGGTTATCAACCTCCGTGGATGAAAAACCAACGAAAGTAATTGTTGTAATTCCATTGAAGTGAAGGTATTGCGGACGCCGGGGCAGAACCGGCCTGGTCCACCATAAAATAAACTTACCTTAGACTTAGTTAGTTGCAAATAACTAAGTAGATTGAAGTAGCGCACCCACAGAAGAGTGCTTAAAGTGAATTGGAAGCTATAGAGTTTATTTTATAATGGGCCAGACACAGTTTCGACGTGGTAAGATAGCAGAGATGGCAACAGGATAGATGCCCGACCTAATCGGCATAAATAAATTTAGACGCAAACAGCTCTAACTTTGAGTATTTCGAAGTCAACGTTTCTTTAGACGAAGATTTCGCAATCGCTGCTTAATAACCAGCAACTCCGGGGTTTACCAAACCTTGTTACACAATTTGGTAAGAAAGGTTCTTCGGAGCCTTTCTTTTTCACTTGACATTCGATCAAAAATTTCATAAACTATAAACATGATTAAACAAAGCCGGTATAGTGTAAAGGTTAGCACGAGGGCTTCTAACACCCCAAGTACGAGTTCGATTCTCGTTACCAGCGCCAAACATAGAGGCATATATGAGAGATTCTGGGAGAAATGTAATGCGATCAGTTAAGATCAATAAAAAGGAACTGTTAGGTATTGTGCGTGAGAATAAGGCAAAGCATATTCTCGAATACAATGAAGCAGTTAACGATTATAAAGAAGCAGCAAGAAAGATTGTCAATTATAATGTTGACAAAATCAATGAAGGGACATTAGAATCTATTGCTAAGTGTAAAAGCATACTGGGGGCACCAAAGTCTTATGAAGATGAGTACAGTCGTGCAATTCGTATGCTTGAACTTAGCGTAGAAAAGGAAATTGATTTAGACGCAGATGTATTCAACCAACTAGTTCTTGATGAATGGACTTGGAAGAATAATTTTGCACTTATGGCATCAACTTACAAGGCATTTAATTAAGGCAAAAACATGGCACACTTTCTAAAGAACGGCAATACTTTTAGAGTTTTCGCACAGGAATCAATTGATCTTTCAAATAACCTCCCTGTCGGAAACTATGTCGTTAAGATGGATCATATGGACAATCTGTATCTCGAACAGGTTGATGATTTTACAACTAAGGGTAAACTTTACGGGGACGTAGGTAGAAATGCAGACCGTATTCTTAATACATTTGATGAACGGCCAAACGCTACTGGAGTTATGCTCACGGGCGAAAAAGGCTCTGGTAAGACGCTTCTTTCAAAACTGATTAGCATTGAAGGTGCAAAGTTAGGTTACCCGACGATTATCATTAACACTAATTGGAAGGGAGATCAGTTCAATACGCTTATTCAGTCTATTGAACAACCCGCGATTATTCTGTTTGACGAATTTGAGAAAGTATACGATAAGGACGATCAGGAAGAAATCCTTACTCTTTTAGACGGTGTGTTTCCAAGCAAGAAGCTGTTTTTGCTAACTTGTAATGATAAGTGGCGTGTAGATATCCATATGCGTAACCGTCCTGGGCGCATTTATTACATGCTTGACTTTGCAGGGCTCGACCATGATTTTATTCGTGAATACTGTGCGGATAATCTCAAGGCACAAGAGCATACCGAAGCAGTTTGTAAGATGAGTTCATTGTTTGACGAATTCAACTTTGATATGCTTAAGGCACTTATCGAAGAAATGAATCGTTACAATGAAACACCCCAAGAAAGTATCCGTATGCTTAATGCAAAGCCTGAGTTCGGTGACAAGGGAAAGTTTGCTACAAGTCTCGAAATTGACGGCGTTGTTCTTGGTACCGAACGTTTCAATGAAAAAGAATGGGAAGGTAATCCACTTACTAGCAACATTCATTTTTATTGCGGAACACATAAGGACAAGGATGGCGACTGGGATTGGAACAGCGTTCGTTTTGGACCGCAAGACTTAGTAACTGTAGATGCTAATAACAAGGTGTTTACATTTGTTAATAGAAGCAACCACAAGCTCGAACTTACTCGTATTAAAGATAAGAAGTTCGATTATTATTCAGCATTTTAAGAGTTGAGTGTGTAAAAGCACAGCGCGATAAGGGTGTCCGCCCGTGAACATATGGTAACCGTCCTATAAGGCAGCATACGAAGCATAAGATACGGGTAGAGTAGTTCTAAGTTACGAGACACCCCTTGCGATAATCGGGAAAAAGCGCATACGCGAAAGCGGTCAGAGTAGGTTGGCTTAACCGTTGATACTGGCAAGTAGGGAACTTACGAAAAGCCCAAGATTATCACACACTATTTTTAACTTTATAAATATTTTTTTAGGAGAAACAAAAATGGCACAATATGGAATTTATCACATTTACAAAGATTATTTCTGCGTCAACAAAGAAATGAAACTTTATCAATTTGACACAGCCCTAGAAGCAGAACAATTCGCTGAGAGATCTAGATACAATTTGGTGGAAAGCGACCTTGATGTTCGTGTAATCACAGAAGCATACAAGCCATTAGGTTATATTCAATAAAGACAATACCTAAATATTTTTTTAGAGGAAACAAAAATGGCATAGATTGAATATTCTACTAAATACTGTATGTTCAAACCTACCATTTTTTATATAAAACAACATTGTATTACTAAATTAAAATACTTTGGAAAAACTACACGCCTTGATGTAACAGAAGGACGTTATAGAGGCGGTGGATTATACTGGAAAAACCATATTAAACAACACGGTGAAAAATACGTTGAAACAATATGGAAATCTAAAGTATTTTATGATAAAGATGAATGTATTGAGTTTGGGTTAGCAGTTAGTGAATTATTTGATATTGTTGAATCTAACGAATGGGCAAATCTAGAGTTAGAAAACGGCATAAACGGTTTTGTAGCAGGATCCCCGTCTCAATTAAAAGGACGACATCTAACAGAAGAACACAAGTTAAAGATATCTAATAGTACTAAAGGTAGAATCGCACCTAATAAAGGAAAACCTTCTCCCTTAAAAGGAAAAGAATCGCCATTAAAAGGAAGAACTGATAGAGCAATAAAAGGCAAACCTTCACCTAAAAAAGGATTACCAAACATAGGTTCATCATTAGCAAATAAAGGTGTTCCAAAAAAGAAAGTAGTTTGTCCGCATTGTAAAAAAGAAGGCGGAGTAAACACAATGTACAGATATCATTTCGATAACTGTAAATATATAAACAAGGAGATTAATATGAAATAGATCTTAGAATTTGCATGTGAAGACGTAGTTTTTCACTTTAACAAAAAACATCTCGAAGATGCTACTGTTCCTATGTGGATCCTTAAAGTAAAAGGTGAAACATATTATGTAGAACATGTAGACTGCAAAATTGGTTGGAGTACAAAAGAAACTCCAGACAACTCTCATACTAAAGGCTCAATTAAAATCAAAAATTGTTTACTTACAATCGATGATGACAATTTAGCTACTATCACCGAACTTTCTGAACACGATAAGATTAGACTTCGAAATCGTGAAAAAGGAATTACCCGCATTATTACTCAGTGGGGTACTAAATTGCGAGAAGTTTTACAGCAAAGTAACATTAAACACGGGCCCATTAGATCAGTCGGCGGTGCGTGTAGTACTACATTTTACATTGTAGATATTTTGAAACAATCTCACTTGT